TCATGGAAGAAGCAGAGAGGATTACCAAAGAATTGAACTCCCCAATTCAAATAGTCAAACAATAATATGTATAGAACCAACAAAATTGGAAATTCATATTCCCGACTTAATAGTTCCACGTATTCCGGAACTCACATTGAGTCGGATTTTTATGAAATGGAACCAGGCGTTGTTCTTGATATTATTCTTGACGATTCACATCCAATTTTTAAATCCCCAAACAATTATCCATCAATAAATCCAACAGATTGGCCAGACGATGTTTCTGGAAATCCTGCATTACAAACAGACAAAAATTTCACATGGATAGGACGTGTGTTGGTTCGTCCGTTGATATCACAACAAGGTATAGACAAAGAAAAATTGACATGGGCCATTCCATTGGAAAACACTGGAATAGTAGAATATCCACTCGTAAATGAAACTGTAATTTTAGTGAATTACTTTAACACTTTATATTATTCACGAAAATTAAATATAAAGGGATTTGTAAATAACAATGTCGACTTTAAGAAGGAAAAAATTTCTGGATTAAATTCTGGAAATAGAGAAATTGAAGTTTCAAATTCTGATAAGACTACTCCGTATCAAGGTCCGCTTTCTTATACCGTTTCAAAGAAATACAAAAATGTAGATAATGTTGGTGTAATGGGAAGATATTTTTGGTCGAATAATAACATACGATCAATAAAAAAATATGAAGGAGATTCTGTAATTGAAAGTAGATTTGGACAAAGCATAAGATTCTCCGCATATGATTCGAATCGTAAAAATGATCAAAGTTCTCCTGAATACAAAGATTACGTAAATAAAGATAAATTAATAAATCCAAAATTTCCAGATTCAATAACCGGCGGCGGAAATCCCATGATTTTGATTAGAAACCGTCAACGTACAATAAAATTAGATACATCGGAAAAGAATACCGGAGGATTCGTTTCAGAAGATATCAATAACGACGGATCATCAATTCACATTACATCCGGATTAACAGAATCATCATTCACACCTACAATAAAAAAGACAATATTTCAAGAAGGAAAACAAGAAATTCCCGCATTTTCTCCATCTGGATGTACATCTTTCAAATTCCCGAAACTCATCGGAGATCAAATTATAATAAACAGTGACCGTTTGGTGTTTAGCAGCAAAGCAGAAGAAACTCTCCATTTTAGTAAAAAACGATATGGAATTATTACTGATAGTGAATATACGGTAGATGCACAAGACCAAATCGTAATTACATCCAATACAAAGACGGTATTAAATAGCCCAGCAATTTATTTGGGAGAATATAATAAAACAAGTGAACCAGCATTGCTTGGACAAACTACCGTTGATTGGTTGTATGATTTGTGTGATTGGATATTAAATCACATTCACGGACACCATCACGTTCATCCACATCCACATATACATCCGTTTCCACATATACATCCACATCCACATACACATCCCGATACATCAATGTCAATCCCAATCAATACATCAATGCCAATCCCAATCGATACATTAATGCCAATCCCAATCGATACATTAAGTGCCAATCCATATCAAACTCAAATATCGTTACAGCAAGAAAGTTTAGCAGCTTTACGGGATTCTTTGGGAAAAATTTTAAGTAAAAGAGTATTTATAACAGGTGGGGGATACTCGCCTGGCAAATACATAGGACCATCGTTGAAAACTAAAATAAATACTTTTAGTGGAGAAGGAGTTCCTGGGGGTTATTTTGGTAAAAATAGAGGGCCAAATCCAACTACAAATATATGATATCATTGCCACAACCTCCGTCTATAAATATTCAAAATCCACTTAGCGGAATTTCGAATAACGTTAATAATTTAATAAGTAGTACGTCTACAAACGTTTTAAATAAACTTCCAGACAAACGTGTTTCTGGTTTAAAATTTGAAAAACCAGATATAGACTGTGCAAAGTATTCATTAAATTCATTGAAAACTTTGCCAGGTCTACCATCAATATCAATTCCAAAATTAGGATTGCCTACTACAAAAGATCTTACTGATAGAGTATCTCAATTTATACCACCCATTCCAAGTTTTACACTTCCATCTATACCCAATTTGCCAAGCATTCCCAATTTGCCAAATTTGCCAAGCATTCCCAATTTGCCAAGTTTTACACTTCCATCTATACCTCAAGTGTCAATTCCGAAGCTTCCTACGTTGGATTCTATAAATCCATTACCAATTGATCTTAAAGTCAATGCTTGGTTGGCAGAACCACCTAAATTAACAAGTCTTATTAAAAAATTACTACCAGCAAACCTACCCAATCTTCCAAAACCTCCATTTTTTTCTATAAAATGTTCTAAATAGAAACATTAACGAAACTAATCGGATGATGTAAGATATGTATATATTAAAGGTCGGAATTCCTATCCTAGGCTAAAGCCACGGCGGGGTTTTCTTCCTCCAAAAAGTATGAAAACAAGTGAATTCAAATCATTAATACAGTCTATAGTTCAATCGGAGTTGAATAAATCGTTACCATCGATGATTTCGCAAATTTTGACAGAGATCTTATCCCACAAGTCAGAATCTCGTGTTTTGGATGAACAACTGGAAATACCAACGGTTGCGACAGTAAAGAAACAACCTGTTGTAGTCAAAAAGGAAGAAACTCGTCAATTTAAAAAATATACTAACAATGATATATTGAATCAGGTTTTGAACGAAACTGTAGGTGGAGTTCCAAGAGAAGGATCTTATGTTTCATTAACATCTCCGATGACGACTGGTGTGTTATCTCAGAGGTTTATTAACGATCCATCTAACGCAAGTTCTGTTGAACAATTAAATGAATCAGTGATAGTTCCTCCAACGCATACTCCTGTAAATGAAGAACAAGCAAAAGTGTTGGATGTAATAACCAGAGATTTTAGATCTTTGATGAAAGCCGTAGATAAAAAGAAAAAACAAGGTAATCTAAACAGTGGATTGGTTCAAACCGAATAGTATATATGGCATCTAAACCTACCCTTTTACCAAAATTGTCAAATAGTATTGGTTTGAAACCACAATCTACTATTGGATTGACTTTACCTTTACAAAGGGGCAACAATGGATATTTTTCGCAGTCATATGATTCCATCACACAAATAAGATCAAATTTATTGAATTTTTTTAAAACGAGACCGTCTGAACGACGTTTTAATCCGCAATTTGGAACGAGACTATATAATTACTTATTTGAACAAAATATTGATGGTTTTGATACGATTCTTCAAAATGTAATTCGGGAAGATATACAAACTTGGTTTCCAAATGTCTTTGTAAATAATATATTTTTAGATGTTTCCTCCGCACAAAAAGTTGGGGATGACAATAATTATATAGTTAGAATAAGTATACAATTTACAATTAATAACCAAACGAGTAGCTTTTCGTTTACTGCAACGAATAACATATAAAGTATGGCAAATACAACACAAAAATCATTTCAACCTCAGAATAAGGATGTTAAATACCTTAATCGGGATTTTAATTCATTCAAACAAGGTTTGATTGATTTTGCCAAGAGTTATTATCCAACGAGTTATCAAGATTTCAGCGATGCATCACCCGGCACAATGTTCATTGAACAGGCAGCATATGTCGGTGACGTTCTTTCTTACTATATAGATTATCAATTCAAAGAAAGTCTTCTTCCATATGCAGAGGAACGTAAGAATGTTTTGACATTAGCTAAATATCTGGGATATAAACCATACGCATCAAAAGCAGCAACTACTCAAATTGAATTGTTTCAATTAGTTCCCTCAAAGACCGACGTTGATGGCAATCATATTCCCGACGAATCATATTGTTTGTCCATTCAACAATATATGCAATTGGAGAATACATCCGGACAAAACTTTTTGATTGCCGAACCAATTGATTTTTCCGTTGATACTTCATTTTCGTCCAGAGACGTGTCGGTATATTCCAGAGATGCACTTGGGGTTCCTCAATTTTTCCTTCTCAGAAAGACGGCAGACGCATTCTCAGGTAAATTAGTTACAAAGACTATATCGGTTGGTGCAGCGACTCCATTTTTTCATATTGAATTTGACGAAACAAATGTTTTAGAAATAATAGATATTGTTGATAGTAATAATAATAAGTGGTATGAAGTTGAATATTTAGCACAAGAAGTAATTTTTACTGAAATAGACAATAACGAAACTAACGATGGAACTTTTTATGTTTATAAAACTGAAGTTCCTAAGATAATGAAGTCGTTAATGACCTCACGTAAGTTTACACGAAATATTACCGCCGGTAATACAACTTATTTGGAATTCGGAGCAAACACCGACAATGTTGGTGATCAAATCATATATCCCACCGCAGGTGTAGTTGGAATTGGATTAGCTAATATCAGAAATATTGATATATCCCTTGATAGTAGCAATTTCTTGAAAACCAATTCATATGGCACGGCGCCTTCTAATACCACATTGACAATAACGTATGTTGTTGGTGGCGGACTATCATCCAATTGTAATGTAAATGAAATAGTAAGAATAAATTCATATCAATTATTGAATGATGGAAGTTCTTTGAATCCATCTCAACAAAATTTATTTAATACGGTCAAACAAACTTTAAAAGCCAACAATTTTATTGCTGCAACTGGCGGAGCTGGTCAAGAAACTGTAGAAGAAATTCGTCAGAATGCTATAGCAACTTTTGCTTCTCAAAACAGAGCGGTGACCAAAGATGATTATGTTGTAAGAACATTTGGTATGTCACCCCAATTCGGAAGTATCGCAAAAGCATTTGTGAAATCCGATGCAGATTTGAACTTTGGATTACAAAAAGATGTAAGTGGATATGTTGATTATAATCAAAATGCAACTGCTACAACCAATGCAATTGAAAATTATTTTAGAAAAATAAATTATGATATTACCAATCCATTTTCAGTAAATCTATATGTTCTTGGATATAACTCAAACAAAAACTTGACTCAAATAAATGATGCGTTGACCTATAACATCAAACAATATCTTTCAAAATATAGAATGTTAACTGACGGTATTAATTTGATTGACGGATATATCATAAATATTGGAGTTAATTTTAAAATTGTAACTTATAACAATTATAATAAAATAGATGTGTTGGATCAATGTAATCAAACAGTTCAAGACTTTTTTGACATTGACAAATGGGGATTCTCACAACCAATAAATTTGAGTCAACTTCAATTAGAAATTGCAAAAGTTGACGGAGTACAATCTGTTGCAAGTTTAGAAATTGTGAATCTTACATATGTTGATGGAAATTATTCTCCACATCAATACGACATATTAGGTGCTACAAAAAATAATATCATTTATCCATCTTTGGATCCTTGTGTTTTTGAGGTTAAATTCCCAACCGTAGACATTCAAGGAAGCGTACTGTAATATGCACACATTTATATATCCATCAAAAGATTCATACATAACGAATGAAAATAGTTATGTTTATAAAAATTTTGGTATTGATGAAATTTTAGAATTGAAATCAGTTCCTC